GCCCCTAGATCGGCCCGCCCTGCACCTGTCCCGGCAGCTGCTCCGGCGCCAGCGGAATGTTCTTCCCGGCCTGGATCGCCTTCACCGTCAGATCGATCCCCTCGCTGACGACGCCGGTCAGTTCCGGCACGCTGACCGTGCCCGGCCTCGCCGCGTTGACGGCCGCCAACCCCGTCGTCACCGCGTCCATCGCGATCTCTTTCTTCTGCGCGCCGCTCAGCCCCTTCGCCTCGCCGACCTGTTCCGCGATCTGGATCCCATGAATGACCAGTGCCGTCGCCGTCGGCGGCACCCCGGCTGCCGCGAGCGCGATCGGCCCGACCAATTCGGCGATCTTCGCAAACTTCCGCCAATCAAAATGCACGGTGCTACCCTCCTGAATCACGCCATCAGCGTATAGCCGTCCTCGAAGGCGTCGGCCGGTGAGAACGATTTGTAGCCGTCCTTGTAGACGACGTAGTAACCACCCGCCTGCGGCCTGTGCTTCCGCACGTAGTCGGCATCTACGCGGAATTCCGCGTAGCGTTCATCCTCAGGCGTGATGAGCGCAGACCCGTCCGATTCACTGCCGGAGAGCGTGGCAAGCACGCTGTTGTGCGTCACGGCCTTGATCTTCAGCGCCCAGACTTCCTTGTGGCACTTGTAACGCGGCATCTCGGCCGCCGCCGCCTCGATCGTGTGAATCCGAATTTCATGCGCCTTGTCGCCGTGCGCGGCCAGCAGCTTCTCCAGTACTTCCCGCTTCGTGGCGGCTTCGGCTGACCCGAGAAACTGCCCCGTACGATCGTACGCTTCACCCATCGTTCCCCTCCTTTTCGGCCATTCCCAAATGGTCTGAATATCGAACCCTTGCAGGAACCGGATCGACAGCCCGCTATTCGCCGCCACCGGCCCCCGCTGCCGGCGTTGCTGGCGCCAACTCCGCCGCCTGCGCCGCCGCCTCCTGCCCCTGCTGCGCCCCTTCCGCCTGCGTCGCCCGCGCTTGATCGCCCGCCGCCGCGCCCTGCTCCAGCGCCTGCTGATGCGCCGCGTCGCCGGCCTCCAGCCCGCGCTGATGATCGGCTTCCGACGCCACCTGTCCGCCGAGCGCCGCCGCTGCCGCCATCCCGGCCTCATGCGCCCGCTGCTTCGCCGCTTCCACATGATCGGACGCGTGTTGCTGCGCCAGCGCCGCCGCCTTCATCGTCTCCAGATCCGCCGACTGCACGCCCTTCGCCATCGCGCCGATCTCCGCCACCGCCACCGATGTCGCATCCTTCATGATCTGAATCTGCACATCGGCCAGCTTGATCGCTTTGTCGGTGTCCGACTTGAGTTTCGCGATCGTCGCCTGCGTCTGTGCCTTCATCCGTTCCGGCTCCAGCTCCTGGAGCTTGGCCTGCATCGCCTGGAGCGCCTGCTTCGCCTGCTCCAGCTGAATCTTCGGATCCTGCCCGTCCTGCTGATCCTGCAGCTGGGGCGGCAGCATCTTGTGGATGCGATCGGCCGCTTCCTCGTGGCCCGGGAAATCCCGGAACCGCAGGTAGATATCGCCGAGCAGCTGAAACAACTGCGGCTCCGCCTGGAACAGCTGCCCGAGCTCGTCGGCGCCCTGATCGACGCGCGACTTGTACCCCTTGCCGACTTCGACGGTCAGCCCGTAGACCCCGCCGTTTCGGAGATTGTGCAGCGTTGCCGCGTCATTCGGATCCGACACGCGCGCCAGCGCCGCCCGCTTCTCCTCCGGTGTCCCGAACGGCAATGCCCGAGGCCGCTTGCCCTGCATCTCATACGGTCGATTGAGAATGACCGGCTTGGAATCCTTGTCCTCCGCCCCGAGCACACGCGCCGTCCGCCCCGGCCGATCGTAGTAGAACGGAATCATCGACAGCACGACACGCGCTTCGTACTGCATCGACAGCTCCGCCTGGTTGTCGAGCCAGTGCGAATTGCTCTGATCGCCCTGTTGCTGGAGCGCCAGTGTCCCACCCTTCGTTTTCACGTTCGGTGAGCTTTTGCCGAGCGACGGTTCGAAGAATGCTGTGCCCGAATGGATCCACTGATCCGCCATGCTCAGCATCTCCATCGACATGCCGAGCTTCGAGCTATCGACCTGCGTCCGCTTCGGCTCCGGCACCAGATGATCGCCGAGCGCCGTCGGCTTGTAGCGCACATACGGGAAATTCCGGATGTTCGCCAGCAGCAACTCGCGCTCATGGCCGACTTCCTGCCCCTCCGCAATGACCCACGTCGAGCGCGGCTCCTGCGCCATCGACTCGACCGCGTTACTCGCCGCGTAGTTGAAGACGTTCTGCGCGTCCGTGTTCGGTTCGTACATCCCGACCCATCGCCGTTCGTTATCGAACGGGATCAGCTCCTCGCCGATTGTCGGCACCACCGGAATGTAGGCCGCATGGATGATCGCGTCGTTCATGAACTCAACCGCGTTCATCCACCGCGAGCGCGTCCGCCGCTGCTCATCAGCCAGCCAGCCGGCCTTCTTCGCGTCGCGCGCCGCCTTCGGCCGCCGCTCAATGCAGAGGTACTCCGCGACCAACACCGCCCGCGCCTCGCCTTCGCCGCGGATCCACTCCGGCGCATCCTCCGCCAGCTTCGTCAGATCGCCGTCGGACATCTCCGCCAGCGCAGACGGCAGATCCTCGACCTTGCCCGTCTCCGCGTTCGTTTTCTTCACCCGCTTGTAGAGCTGCTTGTACTTCGCCCAGGAGACCCACTCGAGCACGAATGCGTGCTCGCCGTCGGAGAAATCCGGCTCCGTCGCGAACGGATCGAAGTAGACCGCATCCTGATACAGAATCCGCTTGATCCGGATGTTCTGATCCTTCGTCTGTTCGTAGTCGGCCGCCGGCTCCGTCACGACCCGCCACGCGCCCCGACCCGCCTTCACCGCGCGATTGAACCCCCAAGACCGCGCCAACCCCGCCCGCGACTCGCGATCGATCTGCCGGTACAGCCCGGTCATCGTCTCCGCCGTCTCATCCTCTGCCGTCTCCGACTCCGGATGAAACGTTACGCCGAGATGCGCCGCGCGCTCCTGATTGAGCACCAACCGGACCGCCTGCTCGATCTTCGGGATCGCAATCATCGGGCGATCCGGCATCACGATCCCGCCGCCCAGATCCTCGCCAGCGCGCCAGCTTTTCGCGTCCGTGGACCACATCAGCGCCGGCACCTGATACCGCAGCGCCGCCTTCTCGCGCTCCGCTTGCCGCCACACCGCCGACGCCGCCACCTGCAGCCGTTCGAGCGCCAGCTGATGATCGCCTTCCGCGCCCTTCGAGCGGTAATCCGGTTCGGAGGGTTCGTTCTCCTCGTCCGGCTCCGGCTCCCCCGCGTCGGCGTCGTACTCGTCGGCCATCTAGTGCTCCGTTGACCCGGCCGCCACCTTCAGCAGATACGCCGACTCCGCCGAGATCTCGTCCATCGACGCCCGCCGCCCGCAGCCCGTCACCGTGCAGCGATACAAGAATGGCCCGTCCTTCTCATACTGATGCAGATGACTCGGCCGTGGCACCAACGCCGCCTCCAACCGCTCGACCGCCTGTGGATCCGGCGCTTCCAACGTCATCGGCGCCGCCGTCTCTCGCGTGATCGTCACCGACCCGCGCGCCATGACCGCCGCACGCCGATCCGCGAGCACCTGCTCCTCGCGCACTTCCGCCGCCACGCCTCGGATGTACGCCACCACGCGCCGCCAGCCCCGAGGCCGCCGCGCCTCCGCCTGCAACGCCATCACATCCCGGCTGAACGCCGTGATCGCGTTCGCCAGCGCCTCCATCGCGACGCCTTGCCGGTTGATGATCTTCTTGTGGCTCGCCAGCTTCTCCTCAAGCTCCGAGACGCGCCCGAGCGCCTCGTCGACCACCGCGCGCCGCAGCTCCGCGCGCTCCGCCTTGGCCTGTTCCTCGCGCCCCATTAGCCCACCCCCTTCAGAAGGCTTCAATGCGCTGACCGAGGAGGCCCGAATACTCCGCCATCACGTCAAGCTGCCGATTCAGCCGCCGTTGCTCATCTTTGGGCAACGACTTGAATGTCGGATTTTCCAAAATGAACGCCTTCAGCTTGTCCACCTTCTCGTCCAGCACTTCCTTCTCGGCGACTACGCGCTCTTGATGTGCCTGCATTTCGCCTCCGTTACCTGCATGGCGACCCACTGCCGATCGCGGCCCCACACCGCCGGCAGAATGACCCGTTTGCGTAGAACTGCCACTCGTGCTCGCGAGCCACCGACAGCGGGATGCCCCACTTCTTCACACCGCAGTCACATGGCGTACCACGTTCCGGCGTCCAATCGTCCCCGAACTGATTTGACCACTCGTGACCGTTGGCACAAGGCGTCACGGTCCCACCTTGATCGCCGGATCCACCACGATCGGCGGCTCTGCAATCGGCGGCTCCGCGTCGATCGGCGCCTCCCGCTTCGCGATCCGCCGCGCCGCCAGCGACACCGCGTCATCCTCGCGCGCCAGATGCTCCGCGTACCACGTCAACAGCACATCCGGCCCGCCCGTCAGCGCCGCATCAATCGTCCACGCGTCATCCGTCCGATCCGGATCGAGATCGTATGCCTGCTTGCGCAACGACGCCGCGCGCTCGAGGGCTCCGGCCGCCTTGACCACATCGCCACCGACCGCCGCGATCGCCCCACCCCCGGCTGCCGCCATGCGCGGCAGATTCGATCGGTACTCGTCGTGCGCCGCTCGCGATTGCTCCAGCAACTCCGGCACCGTCAGATCAGGCATGATGCGTGCCTCGGAGTATACGTCAGCTTTGCCACGGCTTCGCGACCAGCTCATCGTAGAGCCGCGGAAGCGTCACCTTCGCCGCGTTCGCTGCTGCGATGAACGCCGGCCACAAATGCCGCACCGCGTACTCCGTCGGCGGCATCAGCGACACCATCTGCACGTCCAGATCGGACTCCCCGATCGAGAGCGTTTCCCCGCCGTTCTCGCTCTCAACGACGAACGTGACCCGCGCAACCACTCGCGGCCCGGCGGCATTCACCTTGACGATCGGCACCATTCACGCCCCCATCCACGAACTCTTGCCAATCGGCGCCCGCGGCCCATACCCCGGCGCCGGCTTCTGCTTCCGCGGCGCGATCGGTTGCGCAAACGTCAACACCAATGCGTCGGCATCGTCCGGCGACCGCTCGCCCCGCTTCTGGAGATCGGCCTTCGATTCGATGAGCAGCTTGCCGGCTTTGTTGATGTGATACCCAAACAGGATCAGCTGCTCGCACAGGAGATCCTCATCCGGAATCGAGCCGTAGAGCAGCCACTCCTTCGCCCGCGCATACATGTACGCCCTAGCGTTCGCTTGATGCGCGTCCGCTGAGTCGCCGTTGAAGTTCACTTCGATGACGTTGTCGAAGCCCATCATCTTCAGCGACGCCGCGATCGGCGCCCCGAACGCCTGATCAATGAACATCGCCGCGATCTGTCGCTCTGGCCGCGTATCGCTGAGCAGCTCCGCGCATAACGCCACCCGCTTCGACCTGTCCGGATCCGACCCGCCCGGCATCCGGATCGGCGGCAGCACTCGCCCATTGAGCCCGCGCCGGAACCGGATCACGTTCCAGGCCGAGCCGTCGCCCGACACATCGAACCCGGCGACCAGCGGATCGGCCGGCAGATGCGGCTGCGTCCGCACGCGCGCCAGGTCCACCCGCTCTTTATCAATGTACTGGAGCTCAGACGCCCGCGGCGCCAGCCCGCGCACGCGCACCCGGAAGAAATCGCTATCCTCGCCGTAGTCCTCGGACCATTGCGCGATCAGCCCCGGCGGATACGCCGTATCCCGCGTATCGATTACGGCCGGATGCCACCGGCCGCGCGTCCGGCCGAACACCGACTCGTAAAAGAGCCCGGTATTCCGAACCATGTTACCCGTCAGGTAGACATGCGGCTCGCCGTCCGTCATGCCGCCCTCGACCGCGGCCGCGATCTGCGGCCCGAGCCCGCTCGCCTCATCGACCAGATAAAACGACGTCGACGTCGGCGCGTGCTGCCCCTGGAACGCGTCGGACTTCGTTTCATTGTTCGGCAACGGCACGCAGAACCACGACGCCCGATGCCCCTTCCGAAAATGGATCGTCGCGTTGATCGTGAACCAATGCGCCGTGATACACCGCGCCGCCCACACCTGGATCGCCGCCCACGTCTTGTACTGGAGCTGATCGTCGGTATTCGCCGTCACCGAGCCCTGCGCGTTGCGCCGCGTCGACATCAGCCAATTCTCGATCCACGCCAGGAGCGCCGACTTCCCGGAACCGTGCCCGCTCGAGATCGACCCACGGATCGGCTCGACCGCATGCACGCCGTCGAACCCCCGCGCCTCGACCTCTGCGCCGATGTACTGGAGCTCGCCGACTTGCCATGCCGGATCCGGACCCGCCCGCCCGTTGATCGGCCAGTCGTACGCCTCGACCACGAACCGCAACGGATCGGCGTAACAATCGGCGCAGAGATCGATGAGCGCCTTTTCGAGATGCGCTGGATCCTGCCGGAGCCCTTCGCGTTCTATATCCGCCGCGCGTCCCATCAGTCCGGCTTCTCCGTCGGTTCCGGGGGGGCGACGCGGGGCGCGAGAGGCTGAAAGGCGGTATCGGGCGTCACGATTTTCAGTCCCGCTGCTACTTCCGCCGGCGAGGGAGGGGCGACCGCCTCCCCTGCCAATCGCGGTGATGTTTCTGGACACGGACAACCGATGCAGATATTCGCGAGCGTGCGTCCCGCGTGACGATGACCACAGGCCGCACAGTCCCATCCTTCGCGGGCCACGAGCGCCGTGCAATCCAACGGAACGACCTCATTCACCTGCGGGGCGACCGCCTCACGGACGAGCAGGGCGTCCAGCGCTTGCCGGTAACTACACCAGAGCCCATTCGGGTCAGCAATCAACGCAGGTCTGCCATCACGCAGGGCGAGCGAATACCGGGCAAGGTCAGTCGGGGAGTTCGACATAGAACCTCAAGCCGCAATGCGGGCACTTGTAGATGTCGTAGTCGCCGCCACCGCTCAAGCCGTTGTATTCCTCGCCCACGTCAACGGCCTCGGGATGTGCCCATTGTCGCGTGTCGCCGTTCGGCATCGGCGCATCTTTGGTGCAAATCTCTTGCAGGGCGCGGAGTCGGGTCACGTCAGCCATTTGGTTTCACCGTCCACTGTTCCACCAACGACGGCCCCCCCGCGGCCGCCGTCCCCACCGCCGCCGGCTCCCGATACTTCGGACACTCGCACGGCACCCCGCGACGCACTCGCAGACACGCGCCGGCCCCGAACCGATGCAAGGTCTGGAGATCGCCGCACTCGCAGACGACCAGCGCCGGCTCGATCGGTCCGTCCGCCATCACAGCCCACGCACCACGCGCGCCCGGAGCGCCAACGCCAAGCCAATCGACCCCACCGGCGCCGGCCATCCGTGCCCCGTATTCCCGCGAGACTCAACCGTGGAATCCGCCGTCGCATAGAACGCCGACCAGAACGTCGCATTCCGGCCTTGCGTCGGCTTCCGCCGATCGCCCTCCAACCGGACTGCCAACGACTTGCCCCGAGGGCGCCGCTTGATCATCGTTCTCTCAGCCACCAACTCAGGATCCCACACGCCACGCACGTCAACAGGTAGAGCCCGAACACCACCTCGACCAAGAACACCATGTATTCACCCCTTCACGGTTGGCCGCCACGCGCACGAACACCCCGCGATACAGCCGCTCTTGCTATGCACGCGCACCGGATGACAGCACCGACGCGGGCACATCGGCTCGACGGCCACCACAGCCACCGGGGCGACCTTCCGCGCCCGCACCGCCTTCGTCGGCGTCGCCGCAGACACCCCCAAGGCACCCGCGCACAGCCGCGCGATCAGCGCCCCGACGCTGACCGACTCCGCCCGAGCCCGCGTCCGCAACGCTGTATACACCGCACGGTCCGTCATCCAAATTTGGTAGCGCATCCTGTATACAGCCTACGCCCCTAGAGGCCCACCTGTATACACCTTACTTCTTCCGGCCGCGCGCCGCGTTCCGTTCCCGGCCCCGATCCAGCCGCGCCAGCAACTCATCCGACGCCTGGAGCTCCGAGACCTCCGTCAACAGCTTGAAATGCTTCGCCAGCATCTCGATCGCCTGCGTCTTGGGCACCGTCCGCACCCGGCGCACCCGATCCGTCTTGCCGTCCCGCACGCCTGCGATATTCGCCTCGAACACCTCGAAATCCTGCACAATCGCCCGCAATTCATCCGGCAGCGCCCGCAAATCCGCCACCGTCTTGCAGTCTAGGATCCGCGTCCGATCCTCCAGCGCACACCGCCGCAGCTCCTCGAGGATGCGCGCCGCCGACAATTCAGAACCCGCCACCTGCCGCTGCTTGCCCTCAGCCACCGCGATCGCGACAGCGGCAACATTCCTTATCAGTCGCGGCCCTGCTACCTCTGCGACGCGCTGCCCCACGCCATAGACGACCTTGTATGCCCGCGTCGGGTTCAAATCGATCAGCACCTCGGCCACGAAGCGCGCGTGCTTCGGGGACAATCCCTTCATATCTTGAACAGCTCCACTGTATTCAGCCGTGGATCGTCAGATGCCACGCCTACGAACTCCGTCCAGGCCATACGCTGAATATCCAGCACGCGCGCCACGTTCGGCGGCAATCCGTCAGACTCGCTCCGAATATCACCCTGGGCCCGGAGCCACCCGAACCTCTCATACGACAAGAACCGTCGCGCCTGAAGCGGGTAATCCTCGCCCTTCTTCGCCATAGCCTCCACCTTACGCCCCTCCGGCTCGACTTGCCAGAAGTCCCGACGACGGGAACCTACACGACCTCCAGCACCTTCTCCGACACCTTGACGCCCGGCGCCAGCGTATAGCCGTCCCCCTCGCGCGTCAGAAAGCCTGTATTCACGTACTCGTTCAGCGCCTCCGACAGTCGACCGCCGCTCCCCGGATCGCTGCCCGTCCGCGCCAGCTCGCCGCGCACCGTGCCCGACTTCTTCGACTCCTTGAAGAACCCGGCCGCCATCAGCCGCGCGATCCGCCCCTTCAGACTCGACCCCTCCATCTCGACCACCCGCGGCTCGATCTCCACCATGATCTCCGGTTGTGTCGCCAACAACTTCACGAACACCGGATCGACCTTGAGATCATCGAGCAGACGCCGCTTGATCTTCTGATAGAGCACTTCGAAATCGACTGCCGCTGGCGACGGCTGCCCATTGTCCGCCGGCCGCATCTTCAGATCGGGCGAATCGCCAACCAACGGCCGAACCGGCACCGACTCGCCCGGCTTCGCCGCCGGCCACCCGACCGTCGGCGCCGCGTCTGCGAGCTTCTGGATCAGCGCGATCAGCTGCTCCGCGTCGCTGCGCTTCATCGTCGCCACCCCGACAAACCGATCGCTAACAGCGCGCAGAAGGCACCCCACGCGGCGCCACCCATGAACGCCAAGAACAGATCCCACCGCATCACCGACCCCCTTTGGCATGCGCCGCGATCACCTTCGCGGAGGCAATCCCCCCCACCGCCATCCGGACTAGTCCCCAGGCGTCATCTTCGGCCTGCGTCGAACTGGCGGCTTCAATCTCCAGCCGCACCATCACCTCGACCGTGTGCATGCTGTCCGCCTGCCCGTCGATCACCTTCCGCCGTCGCGCCGTCTTGATCTCCTGCCGCAGCTCGCGCACCGTGAGCCCCTCCGACGCCGACCGCTCCATCCACTCGACTTGTTCCTCGGGTTCGAGCGCCGCCACCTCCGATACATGCCCGACCGACGGGGCCAGATCGCGCGCCTTCGCGGAGGTATTCCGCACAATGTATCCCAGGTTGATCAACGATTTGTGTGTATACGCCGACTGCGACCGGATCGACTGTTCCAGCTTGTCGCGCCAGTCGGCCCGGCCTTCACCGTAGTTCCAGAGTTCGCCTATCCAATAGGGCGACCCGTCACCACAGCCGAGCGCGAAATCCAACGCCGCCGCAAACTGCGCCAGCGTCGGCCGTCCGATCACCTCAATCGATCGCGCCTTCAGATGGAACCCGTCGAGCTCCATCGGCCGCTCATCGAAGAAGAAGGTTTCCTGCCGACGCGCGAGATCGGACGGCCGCTTCGCCATGACTAGAACGCCTCGTCGCCGGCCGCCTGATCTTCTGCGCCTTCCGCGTCACCGTCGCCCGCCTCCGGTGCTTCGTCACCCGACGCCTCGAACGCCTGTGAGCTGTCCTCTGCGTCCTTCGTCAGCCGCACACGCAACTTGTCTGCCCCCGGCACGAACGCCAGCTCGATCCCCGCATGTTTGTACGCGCCGATGCTTTTCCGCTTCATCTCGCGCAACGCCGCCTGCACGGAGCCCGTCTCATCGGCCCGCGCGCTCGCCATCGTCCGCCGATCCTCGCCGATCGCCTCGCAGAGATTATCGAGCCGCTGATTCCGTACGCGTTCCATGCCCGGCAACGCCGCCGACCGCGGCCCGCGCCCCCCCTTTGCGGCCTTCGCCGGCTTGCCCTTCTTCTTCGCCGCCGGCTTCTTTCCGCCCTTCTTTTTTGCCATTCGCTACCCCATGCAGACGCCTGCAGAACTCTGCGATGATCAGCGCATCGGCGCCATAATGCGTGACTGTCAACTGCGGGAACAACGCCTGCGCCCGCTGCTTCGTGATGTTTTTGTCCCGGCGGCCCTGCCCCTTCGGATACACGATCCCCATCGCCTTCTGCCACCGTTGCGGCAGCACCTCCTCGAACGGGATCCGCTGCGCCGCTAACGCCATCCGGAGCGCCCCGTACGACTGCCCAAACTTGAAATTCCGCGCGCCCCACCCCGGCATGCCCCACACCCGTTCG